GCTCGTTCCATTGAGCCGGTTTTTTCATCTTCTTCGCCTTCAGAACCTTCTCGATCTGTGTTGGCGAGTGAAGCTTCGTGGCGTAAGCGTCTTCGCCCAGCAAGGCCGACAGCGTGTGCTCCGCGTCTTCCTCATCGACCCATACCCGCCTGCCGCGCTTATCGACCAGCTTCCACCCTGGAATCTCTTCGCCACGATCGGCGAGGGCCTTGGCGTGAGCACGAACGGCCAGCAGCCATTGGTCGATGATCTCGGCGCCTTCGAGAAGTCCCCCTAAACGCGCGCGGGACATCTTCGCCGGGTCCGGCAACAACGAGACGGCGTTGTCAACTTCCACCACTTCAAATTCCAGTCCGATGGAGGCGAGGGCCTTCGCCCGCAGCGCCGGGCAGTCACCGGCGGCGCGGCAGTATTTGCAATGCTCGCCCGCATGACGCGGGGCGTCGGGCATAGTGGCCCGCTCCGCGATCTCAAGGAGGTCGGCGGCGAAATCATGGATCTCCGCCGTGGTCAGGATGGTGCGACGCGGCGGCCCAAGGGTGGGCTGGACGACGACGAGTTCTATTTCAGTGATCTCATTGGCGAGACCGGGCGGCAGGGACCAGAGAGCGCCGAGGCCGTAGCCGCCCGCCTGTAGATTGGCGCGCCCGTCAGGGCGACGGATCTCCACGCCATGGTATCCCGTCTTGAGGTCGGCGACGTATGCGCGGGGCGGGGCGACGATGAAGGCGTCAGCCGTTCCGATGTAGAGTTCATGCAGCGCGGTCATCTCGATCGGCTGCTCCACGTGGAGCGTTCCACCGAGGCGATCGTGCGCGGACTGAACCTCGATGACGTAAGCCATCACCATCTCCGCGCCCTCGGGGTCTTCCGGGATGACGTCGAACGGCGACAGGTTCTCGCGCAGGCAGGCGGCCGCTACTTCGTGGAGATCCGTCCCCCGCTTCGCATAGACAGAGGCGGTGTTGGGCCGACCTTCCTCGGCCGCCATGCTGCCGGGGCACATGGAGCGGCGTTCGAGGACGGACATTCCGAGGGGCGAGTGGCCCCGCTCCGAGGGAAGTTGGGTATCGTTCACGCCTCATACTCCGCGAGAACCTTTTGGGCTTCCTCGGCGATCGCGGGCCACGTCGCGGGGTCGCACTCAGACAAACGACGTTTTCCGCCGTGGGCCTCCAACAGATCGGTGATTGCCTTTACCTTCAACGGATGCACCGCGCCAACCTTGGACAGGAGGCTCCGCATGGCCGGCTCGTCGAGGGCCTCGGGAGGTGGAGGCGGGGCCAGCGGTGTCGCGTTGACGGGCGCTTCCGCGCCATTTGCTTTCGCGCGGCGTGTTGGTTTAGGCGGAAGAGCGGCGGCGATGACAGTCTCGACCGCCTCGATCCGTTCCGGAGTCGCTCGTGGAGGAGGGATACCCTCTGTCATGGGGTAGTCGCCGTCAACCGGTGGCGCTGGCCCCGAAGAATCGAGGGTTTCATTTCCACTCACCGCCGCCGTCGCGGCATCGAGAGTCTGGTCGATGATGGCATGGTCCGCCCTGCGGCGGAGGATGAACAGCAACTCCTCCTCGGTCAGGTCGATCGAACAATTAACAGTGATACTCATGAGGTCTCTTCCAGAAGTTGAGTGACGATCCGCCGCTTGCGGCGGACGATGTCGGCGACGCGGGCGTCGATGGAGTCCGCGACGGTGAGGATGGAGACACGCACCGGACGGGCCTGGCCGGCGCGATAGAGGCGCGCGATGGCCTGGTCGATCGAGGCGCTGGTCCAGTCGGTCTCGAGAAAGATGGCGCGGCGGGCACTCTGGAGGTTGAGACCGAAGCCGGCCACCCTGACGGAGGCCACGAGGACGCGGACCGCGCCCTGGTTAAATCCGAGAACCGCCCCGTTGCGCTCGGGGGCCCGCGTTTCACCCATGAGGAGGCGTACGCCGAGACCGATGCAGGCGGCGTTGATCGCCTTGAGCGCATCGACATGAACGCCAAACAGCACGATACGATCAGCCCCGCCCTCGATCTCACTCTTGATGAGATCGATCGCGGCGCGGGATTTGGCCAGCGCGAGGACGCGGCGGGTGCTGGCGAGCGGCAATAACATCGCGTTGAGCCGCTGCCACCCCGCCTCGTCACCGCCTTCAATTTGCGCGAGGACCACATTGAGTTCCGCCCGCTGGGTGTCGGTCATCGTCACCTCGACCGCGCGCCTGTCGGCGGGGCTGATCTCGACGGGCAAGGTGTCCACGGTCAGCGGCGGCAGGTCGGTCACATCGGACAGTTTCACGCGGCTGGCGCACTTGCTCAAAACCGCTCGTAACTCAGTGGAGTTGCGAGCACCAACGATGACGGGGCCAAATGTCTTTTGGACAGTGACGCAATACCGCTCCAGGAAGAGCGCTTTATGGACAAAACCCTGGATAAGGTTGGGGAAAAGCCTGGACAGATGTGGATGTAATTCGTCAGGGCTGTTGAGCACGGGCGTCCCCGTCGCGATCCAAACTCTGGGGGAGCGAGTATAAAGAGCGCCTTTCGAGTAAATCGTCGCGCCATACATGGCTCTTGTTCTGGCCGCGGCGCCATGACCGAGAGCATGGCCTTCGTCGCAAACCATGGATTCCCAGTAAAGACGGAACAACTGCTTCCAGATCTCGACCCTTCGCATCAGGTCGTAGCTGACGATGACGATGTCGGCGGTGTCATCGACGATCGATTTGCCGTTGGTGATCCGCTGAACGCGAACGCCAGGACGCCAGAGCGCGATATCGTTGAGGGTCTGGGGGATCAGGACCGCGTGGGTGATCCATAGTTGCCGCCCGCCCACGGCGGCCCCGGCGCGGATGAGCGCGGCGGTTTTTCCCGTCCCCATGTCCCACAGCAGCAGGTAGTGGCCCTGGGTGAGGGCCGGGATGACCGCGCGTTGATGCGCCCAGAGAGCAAGGGTCGATGTCATCTCGCCTGTTCCAGACAACGGACGATCCAGGCGTTGACGGAGATCCCCTCGGCTTTCGCGCAATCCCTTATGAGTTGAGCGAGAGACGGCGGCAGGCGAAGGGTGAAAGGCTTCTTCACCATTCGGTGGTTTCCTCGACTGTCTCGGGCTTCGGCAATCCCGACAAAAGGATCTGATCGATAACAGCCCGAAGGATCAAGATCCTGCCGGACAGGCGAATGGCGGGCAGTTCACCGCGCGCCACCTGGCCGTATATCGTCCGTCCAGGAACGCCGAGAACTTTGGCGGCCTCTTTGATGCTGTAGGTCTGCGGGGATGTTGTTTTAACCATGAGTGAGACGTATAACAGGTGGCGAAGATAGCGCAAGGGGAAAAGTGATGCGGTTCACCAAGGAAAACACGCCGGAGGCGGACGTGGATGATTTACGGAAGATGAACGAACGCTATTACATTGTCGCCGATAGCGTACGCCCTGGCGGATTCGAGCCGAGTTTTCTCGATAAGTTAGCCGAGGTCGTACGGGAGGAGGTGATGGTGCAGCGGCGACTGCGGGAGGCGTTCCAGGCTTATAAGGAAAAAGATAGCGAAGGAGGCAAATAGGGCTTGCACTATGGAGGAAGATGGTTCATATAGGTTTGGTCAACACGATGAACCAGCGAAAAGGATAAGCAAATGACCGTATCAAACAACAACAACTCTTACCTCTTCCCTGGCGCCGCCGAGGCGTTCGCGGAACGACTGAACAAAATGGCGAAAGAGTATCGCGCCAACGGTGACGAAACGAGCGCCAGGAATTGCGAGGCGAAAGCCCAGGAGGTTCTGGCCGCGAGAGGCTGAAGACAAAGAAAAACCGGCGGCGTGGGGGTCGCCGCCGGAAGGTGGGGGTGTGACGAATAACGAGTGGAAAAGGAATGTAAGCAGATGACGACGAACAGCACAACATTGATGACGAAGTGTCCCGAATGCGAAGGCGCGGGGATACGGACGCACGATCACCCCAACGACCCCTGGGCGAAGACCTGGGAATGCCGTGAATGCGAGGGGACCGGCGAGGTCGTGGCGTCTTGCGAGTGCTGCCAGCGGGACGCGGTGGAAGTGTTCGACGGGCTGATGCTGTGCGGATCGTGCGCGGAAGAGCAGCGGTTGGATTACGCGATCGAAAGAGCCGAAGAGTGGAGGGCGGATCGATGAGCGGGCGTCTGACGGCCCTGGATATCCGAATGATGCTGCTGGAGCTGGATATCATGGAGAAGCACCGGGAGAACAAGAGGATTCACCAGGACAGCCTCAACGCGATACGCGACACGCTACTGCGCGCGGCGCTCCGGGATGTGGCCGTGGAGACGGAGGAAAAGCCATGAGCGAGACGATGCGGGGGATTGTCGAAGATGACCGTTCCCGCCGCCTGGGGGCGGCGCTGACGGCGTTGCGGTGGACCTCGGGTGATCTGGCCGAGGTGCTCGGCATCGGCGTCAGCACCGCCCGGAGGTGGCGGGAAGGGCTCTATCCGGTCCCGGACGCTGTCATGACGTGGATCGAGGGGCTCGCGGGCGCGGTGGCGGCGGCGGGGCCGCCGCCGGTGCGGGTGAAGATCGGACATCGGCCGTCGGCGGAGGCGGACGAATGGGCCGAGTGGGGGTGAGCGCCTACTACACGAAGAAACCGAGGGGGTGAACGATGGCCGGCGACAAGGACAAAACACGGGGACTGAATCTCAGGGACATACCCGGCCTCGCGGCGATGCTCGCCGTTGATCGGTGGTGCATCTGGTACTGGCGAGTGCTGATCCGAAAGGACGGGACGAAGGGCAAGACCAAGGTTCCCGTCATCCCCGGAACGGGACGGAACGTCCGGGTCAACGATCTGGAAGGGGTGGTTGGCTACGACGTGGCGTCAGCGGCGGTGCTGGCCGAAGACGCCGCCGGCGTCGGCTGGCGCATGAAAGACGATTTCGGGCGCGTGGCCATCGATATCGATCACTGTCGCGACCCTCGGACGGGGAAGATCGACGGATGGGCGCTGGCGATCCTCGCCGCCGCGCCAGGAGCCTATTGGGAGGTGACGCCCTCGGGGACGGGGATACGGATCATCGGACGCCTGGGAGGGCCTCCAGGGGCGTTCCAGGGGCGGCTGCGGGTGAAGGCATGGGTGGATGGGCTGGAGGGCTCTGACAGCGCCGAGGAACGAGCGTGGTGGGGTGAGGGGATCAAGGCCCGCGCCCAGATCGAGATATTCCACGCCTGCGCCCGCTTTTTGACGGTCACGGGATGGAATCCGGCCGGGGATTGCACGGTCGATATAACGCCCGTGGTGGAATGGCTGATGGAGCGAGCGGAGAAAGGGAAGACGATCGAGGGAAAGGCGGAGCGGGCGGACGATGATGGGCTCTCCCTGCGCGGGCATATCGAAGACGTGGTGGCGGCGCTGGGCAAGATCGCGAACGATGACCTCGGGTGGGATGACTGGTCGAAGACCGGGATGGCCGTGCGGGGCGCGACGGGCGGGAGCGAGGACGGATACGAGGCGTTCCGCGCGTGGTCGGAGAAGTCGGGGAAGCACGACGACGCGGCCTGCCGCGAACGGTGGGATCACTGGATGCGCTCGCCGCCTGATCGTATCGGTATCGGATACCTGATGCTGGAAGCGGAAAAGGCGGAGCCAGGATGGGTCAGGCCATCGCGGCGGCCTTTTGGTGGTAGCGGCGAGGGTGTGACCCGCCGCCGCATCAAGATCATCGCCGGCGAATTGCACCACCTGGCCAGTGAAGGAGAGGCGGCCATCATCGCCAGTGGAAAGCCGGTGTTCCAACGGTCGATGCTGGTGCGCCCCGCCGTCATCGAGATGGACGCGGCGGACCAGGGGAAAACCCAGGTGACCGGCCTGCACCGGATCGATACCGCCGGAATGCTGGATCTGTTCTGCCAGACCGGGGAATGGATGAAATACAGCCGGCAACTGAAGAAAGACGTTAAGGCGGACCCGCCGGAAGCCGTCGCCAATATCCTGTTGGGGCGGGCCGGAGAATGGAATGCGCCCTATCTGCGCGGCATCATCGCGCACCCGACGATCCGCCGTGATGGGACGCTGATCGACCAAAGCGGATACGACAAAGCCAGCGGATATTACCTGGCGTTGCCACCCGGCCTGAACATGCCGTCGATCAGCGACGCGCCCTCGCGAGGGGAATGCGTGGCCGCGCTCGCGGTGCTGGAAGGGCTGCTGGAAGAGTTCCCGTTCATCGAGGACGGCGGGGCCTCGCACTCGGTGGCGTTGTCGCTGTTCATCACCGCCGTTGTCAGAGCGGCCATGGACGTGGCGCCCATACACGCGGCCACGGCGCCCAGGCGCGGGACGGGGAAATCGTTCCTCTACGATATCGCCGCCGCCATCGTTTACGGCAGCCGCTGCCCGGTCATCTACGCCGGAGGCTCGCGGGAGGAGATGGAAAAGAAACTGAACGGACTGCTGCTGCAAGGCGCGACGCTGTTCAGTATCGACAATCTCAGCGTGCCGCTGGAAGGAGATCTTATTTGCCAGATCGCCACGCAACCGCTGCTGGACCTGCGGCGCCTGGGGCGCTCGGACATGCACCGGACACCCAACAGCGCACTGGCCGGCGTGACCGGCAACAACATGGTCGTGGTCGAAGATGTCACGCGCCGCGTCGTCATGGCGTCGATGGACGCGGAGATGGAGCGGCCGGAAAAGAAAGAGTTCAAAGGGAACCCATTCCAACGGGTATTGAAAGATCGCGGCCGGTATCTCGCGGCGGTGCTGACGATCGTCAGAGGGTATATGGCCAGCGGTGGGAAGGCGGAGATATCCCCGCTGGGATCGTTCGAGGATTATACCCGCTTCACGCGGGCGCCGCTGATATGGCTCGGACAAACCGACCCGGCTGATACCATGGAGAAACTACACGCCGCCGATCCGGCGCTGGCGCTCCTGCGGAGCGTCATGGCGGCATGGGAGGCGGCGGTGGGCCTGGGCACGGCGAAGACCGCTACTGAAGTCATTGAGATGGCGCAAAATCCGTCACGGGAGTTCGAAAGCAGCCCAAACAATGAAACCCCGGCGGCTAAAAAGGCCAGGGAGGCAAGGGATAAAGCACGCGTCGCCGCGCGCGTCGCACTCGGAGAAGCCCTCGCCAGCATCAGCAAGAATGGTGCGAAAATAACGCCGCAAGAGCTCGGGCACTGGCTACGGCATCACGCGGGGGGAATCTCCGATGGGCGCCGATTCACGGGGGGCATGGACTCAGGACGTAAAATAATGACGTGGAGTCTTACCATGACATTTTGATAAAAGTTATCTACGGGGACTTCGGGGACTCACGGGGGGTTCTGTCATCCATTTACCGTAAAACACCTTGCGTTTCTCCCATGGGGGTATAAGGAAGTCCCCGTATGTCCCCGAAGTCCCCGTAAATTGATTAAAGGTAGAATATGACCTTCATTCTTGGCATCGATCCCGGCGGCAGCGGGGCGGGGGCGTTTATCCGGGTGGAGGCTGGCGTTATCGCCGGATGCCACATCGGGCCAATCGATTTTCACCTGTTGGTACCGCTGGCGGTGGCCCAACTGGCGGTGGTCGAAGCCCAACATTCCTCCCCTCAACAAGGCGTAAGGTCCGCTTTCGCCCTGGGGCAGGCATACGGGATCGTCAGGGGGCTGCTGGCGCCGAGGCCGGGGTTGAGGGTGGAATATGTCCAGCCGGCGGTGTGGCGGGGCGCGTATGGCCTCGGGGGAGGCGCGGCGGGCAAGGCGGCGGGCGTCGCCATGGCCAGGGAGATTCTGCGGGAGCCTGATCGACCCCTGACGCATGACGAAGCCGATGCCGTGCTGCTGGCGTGGTATGGCTGGCGGAACATCGTCCAGAAACAGTAAAGGCCCCTCGCGGGGCCTTTTGCTTTTGGTCAATGGTCTTACGCCGTTTCCCATACGCGGGCGAGAGCGTCGTGCAAAACGCTTTCCGTCCCAGGCAAAGCATCGGCGATACCAGACGCGGTGCGTACTTGTTCGATCTCGGCCAAACGCTGGCGGAGAGTCGCGTCTCGGGCGTTCAGTCGCTCCGCCATCGCTTCAGCCTCCGCCAAGGCCAGCGCGTACGCGCTGCGAACGCATTCGCCGACGTTCAGCCGTCCCCGGTATGACACGACGCGGACCAAACCCCTGGCGTGCTCCGATATCATCGCCGGGTAGCGTGTCCCGTCCGTTTCGACGACGGCGACGTTGCGGTATGCCGCCTTTACCGAGGCCGGCATTTTCGCGGAGCTGGTCATCACCAGGAAACGCGGGGTCGTGTTTGTATCGTTTTGAATGGTCATGACTGTTTGTCCTTGTTCGGCTGGTTAAAGAAGATTGTTCGCGAGGGTTTCACGGGCTCGCGCGTAGCGGGCCAGAGCTTTACGGTAATCGTCGCGCGCCGTGTCGCGCTGACAACGCAATGCCTCGTTTTCTCGGTCGTATGTCCCGGCGGGGACATGACCGCGCGCCTCGGCGCGACGGTTAAGGGTGATTCGGTGTGTCGCTTCCTCGGCGTCTCCGGCATGGCGCGCCATGGCCAGAGCGGCGGCGGAGACGTCGCGGATAAGCGCGTTATTGTTGCTCATGCCACCACCCCGTTTTTCTTGAATACGATGCCGGCGCGGCGTTTCACGGCGCGCGCCTGAGTGGAATGGTTTGGGATGACGATGTTCCGCTTCCCCTTGCCCGCGGTCCCCGAGCATAGCTGGCAATGGTCACAGGTGGTGGCTTTGCCGCCTTCTTCCGATGCCGGGCAAAGCGACTCGGTCTTTTCCCTGGTCCAGCCAACGGCGGGGGCGACGCGGAACGTACGCCAGCCCATCGCCTGGGCAACGGCCGCTTCTTCCAGCGTGTCGACGGACGCCATCACGTACGCCTTGAGCCAGGCGAAACGGCTATCCTTCCATTGGTGGGTATAGCCGGTGCGGCCGGCGCTCTTGCTCACCATGGCTTCCCAGATCCGTTGGGGAACGGCGGCCGGATCACCATACGTGCCGAAGCGGATCAACAGGTCTTCGAACGCATCGGCCAGATCCGCTTCGGCGCACGTCTCATAATGATCGCGAGCGTGCGCTTTATAGACAACGGAAACGCCTTGCCCAAGGTTCACATAACACTCGCGCGAGCCCTCGACTCTCATACCCTCGTCATCGCGCAGACCCTGGTGTTTACAGCCACCGCAAATCGCCTTGTCGGCGCCGGTGCGGGAGGCTTCAACGGGGTGCATATCGTCGCGGAGGATATAGGTTTGGAGCAATTCAGCGCCGGTTTTACGGTTGGACGAACCTTTAAAGCCCGTGACTATCATCACGATGGGCTCGCCGGTTAGCATTGATGGACCCTGGTAAACGATCATGACTGTTTGTCCTGTTTGACTGTTTGAACTGTTTGACTGGTTGACCAAACCTATATGGGCTTGTTGCGTTCATAGGTCAATGGGTATTTTGGGGTCAATATGACCGCTCAGGCGCGAATACCGCCCAGGTGAGGACTGAACCGTCTTCACACGGATGACCCATCATCGCGATGAAAACATCGATACGGGCGTTGGCCTCAGCCTCGGTGGCGCATTCCTCTACTTCGTAACTGTCCAGCCGGGCGCCGTCCGCGGCGGTATGGTATTCGATGATTGAAAACATTGGTTACTCCTGTTTGACTGATTGACTGATTAACCATCCATATATGAACCTCGTTGCGTCCATAGGCAAGAGGTATTTTGGGGTCGGACGAAGATAGTTGGCGAAAACAGTGATAAATGGCAGGTTGTGTCTGTATCACCGCATGGGATTTGTCTCACTGTGTCTGTCAGCACGATTGAGCACACAAAGCGTAAAGCGCCACCTCACGCATGGAAACCGGGACAATCAGGCAATCCCGCGCCGCGCAGCGCGTGGAAGCCTGGACAATCGGGCAATCCCGCCGGCCGCGCGAAGCCTGACGTTGACATAGCGGCGCTCGCGCGCGTGCATGGGACGAAGTGTATTGAGGTTGTCGTCCGCCTGATGACGCGCAGCAAGGACGAGAAGATTAAGCTCGCGGCCGCGATAGCGCTGCTTGACCGCGGCTTCGGGCGGCCGAAGCAAGAGATGGACATCAACAGCAACTCAACCATTGAGCTGCACTTAGTGGCGGCTCGCGCCATTAGCGCAACCCTGATTGAACAGCAATCAACGCCAACAATCGAGACTATCGAGTCCACATCTACAGATATCCCAACGGAATGATAGTGTAATGACATATCATTCAATCATGGAGTGTGTCACCAATCGTCCGTTTGGACATGATCCCAATACCAAACATCAAGCCACGGTCAACATGATCGCGCGATCGGGCGCATGCGCGCGTGCGCGCGCCCAGGCGCGCGGGTGGGCGCCCGCCCCCCTGCCCGCGCGTATGGCGATGGCACTGGCACCCCTTCTAAATTTCCTCAGCACTATTTTGAAAACACGTTACGATTTTGGAATTAATAGTGTTGATACGATAAATTTCCTCAGCACTATTTTGAAAACACGTTACACTTTTGGAATTAATAGTGTTGATACGATAAATCAATGACAGACAACGGGGGAAATATTGAACATACCAACGGTCGTAGCGCTACCAGGATTCTGGCGACGGTTCCTGAACGATTGATCAAAGCCTTACCTCCTGGATTTGTCGTTCTTATTTGTCTCAATGTATTATTCATGGGCGTTCTCGCTTATGCCGTTAATCATAACACGGAGGCGCGTAACGCTTTTCTTAAAACGATCATCGATAAATGTCTGGAGCGCGAACGGTGAGTGAAGTTCATGTCCTTCCCGAGATTGTCCAGGAACGATTGTGGCGTCTGGAGCCGCGCCTTTCGGCGATCGAGGGTAAGCTGGAGCGTATTGGCGGTAATTTCGTTGGTGGCGTCAACCCGATGGTATTACGGAACATCGAGAACAGGCTTGATCGAATCGAGGTATTGCTGAAGCAGTTGGTTGAAAAGCCATGAGTTCCACACTTCAAACCAACCCGTTCCACGCGGCGATTGAAAAGTATGCCCGCGCGCCGATCGCGTTCGTGCGGGATATTCTTGGGGTTGAGCCCGACCCATGGCAGCTGGAGGCACTCCGCGCGGTGGCGCGCGGGCATACCCGTCTGGCTATTCGTTCAGGGCATGGCGTCGGTAAGACTGCTTTCGCGGCGTGGCTGTGCGTATGGTTCATCTGCACCCGCGCGCCGTTCAAGGTCGCCATAACCGCGCCGTCCTCACCGCAGTTGTTTGACGCGCTGTGGCCTGAGTTCGTGAAATGGCTGAACATTCTCCCTTCCGGCTGGCGGGATCTGTGGGATATTCGTTCTGATCGCGTTACTCTTAAAGCCGATCAGGAATGTTTCGTGACAGCAAGAACCTCGAGACCCGATACGCCGGAGGCGATGGCCGGCCTGCACAGTGCTCACATCCTTCTCGTGGCCGACGAGGCCAGCGGCATTCACGAAGCGGTTTTCGAGGCCGCTTCCGGCAGCATGAGTAGTTTCGGTGCCGTAACATTACTCATTGGCAATCCGACACGATCATCCGGGTTCTTCTGGCGCGTCCACACCCTGGAGCGCGACCGTTGGTTCACGATGAAGGTCTCGTCCCTCGATTCAAAACGGGTGACGCCCGACTTCGTCGAGGAGATCAAGAAACGCTACGGCGAGAGCAGCAACCGCTTCCGGATCAGGGTTCTCGGCGAGTTCCCGCTCGCCGATGACGATACCCTTATCGGAGCCGAGCTGGTCGATAGCGCCATGATCAGGGACGTCCCGCTCGACCCGACAGCGCCCATTATCTGGGGCGTCGATGTCGCCCGATTCGGCTCCGACTCGTCGGTGCTCATAAAACGGCAGGGAAATGTCGTCCCCGACATGCCGCGTCGGTGGCGTCAGTTCGATACGATGCGACTCTCGGGTGCGATAAAGGCGGAGTGGGACCGCTCTCTCAACGCCAAACCGTTCCTTATTGTTGTCGATGTTATTGGAATTGGAGCGGGCGTCGTCGATCGTCTGACCGAGCAGGGCCTGCCGGTCCTCGGCGTCAACGTCGCTGAGAATCCCTCCACCACGAACCAGCACCGGCGGCTGCGCGACGAGCTGTGGGATCGGACGCGCGAGTGGCTGGCCTCCCGTGCCGTCCGTCTGCCGAGGGATGAAGAACTGCGCGATGAACTCGTGGCGCCGCGCTATACCTACCTCTCCGATGGCCGCCTCCTCGTGGAGACCAAGCAATCGATGCGTTCGCGCGGGTTTTCCTCGCCCGACGCGGCGGATGCGCTCATTCATACCTTCGCCTCCGCCGGTCTCGGCGTCGTCAGCGGCCTGACCTCCGGCCTGTTCGACAAAGCCCCCATGCACATGAGCCTCACCGATGGAGATCTGGTATGATGGATGACCCAATGGCCGAGATCAGAAGACTGAAAGAAGCCCTGGCGGCCCAGCGGCGGCTGGTGAACGCGCTCAACCGTGATCTGAGCGTCATGAAAGAGGCGCTTCTCGGCCTGCGGCGGGCGGTTGATACGCGACTGGAAGAGTTACGTCCCGAGATCAGGATTCTTCGTCCCGTGGAAGGCATGAAGGACAGTCAGGTGAAACGCGCCCTGGAGAAGGCATCATGAGCAGCACCCTCGCACCCCCTTCTTCCGGCCTTCTCGCCCCCCAACAGATCGCCAACCCCAACGCTCCCACGCCCCTGCCGCCCATTCCAGGGCTCATTCCCCAGGGAATGCGGCCCACCCCCCTGTCCGCCTCCCCCTCCGAGCAGATGCTGGCGTTCCTTCTCCCCCCAAAACATGACGACGACCCGCCTGACAGCGACCAGTCTCTCCCCCCACAACTCCGCCGTTACGCCGCCGGCCTGCGCCCGACCCTCAAACCGACCGCTTCACCCTGGTCCCAGGAGATCGTCTTCGAGCGTCTCGGCAAGACGGATGTGGAAATCAACGCCGTCGCCCGTTTCTATTACAAAACCGCCCAGAACTATGACACTTACCTGTCCCGCGAGCGGGTCACCGCCTCGAACTACTACGCCGGTCTGCCCGATGGGCCGCTGGAGGACGGCCGCTCCAAGCTGACGATGACCGTCGTGCGCGACACCATCCGCCAGACGCTCCCCTCTCTCCTGCGCATCTTCACCGGCGTCGAGGACCCGGTCTCCTTCCAGCCGCTCTCCTCCAACACGCCCTCAACCCCCGACACCAACGATCAACTCGCCACGTCCCTCGCCAGGCAGGCGACGGACTACGCGCGCTGGGCGCTGTTCACCGCCAATCCTGGCTGGACCATCCTCCACGACGCGCTCCTCGACGCCCTGACCCGCAAGGCGGGCTGGGTGCGGTGGCACTGGGGGTCCTCGAAACACACCCGCACCGAGGTCGCCGCCGGCCTTCTTCTCCCCCAACTGCAAATGCTCCTCTCCGAGCCCGGCATCGAGGCGTCCCGCATCGTCAGACGCCCGATGACACCGGCGGAATCCCAGGCTCTCGCCAAAACCCCCGAGGGCCGGATGTATCTCCAACAGGGCGCGCCCGCCGAATACTGGAGCGCCACGATCACCCGGAGCGCCACCCAGGCGTGGCCTCAGGTCTCTCACGTCCTCACCGAAAGCGTCTGGATCGCGCCCGAAGCCGCGTCCGTCGAGACCGCCCCGGCCCTCTTCATCGTCCAGGACTCAACCGTCTCCGACCTGATCGAGGCGGGCCTGCCGGAGGACAAGATCCTCGCCAATATCGCCTCGGGACGTGGCTCCGCCGGGCGGCAACGGACGGAACTGATCGCGCGGTCCAACGCCCAGGGCCACAACATCGCGGGCGCCCCGCCCAACGATAAGTCCCAGTCGATCGTGCGCCACGCCGAGGGTTGGCTCCGCTGCGACGCCGATGGCGACAACGTCTCGGAGTTGCTGCATGTCCATCTCCTCGGCGCCTCCCAGAACCTCGTCATGTGGGAGCGTTGCGACGAGATCCCACTCGCCTGCTTCACGCCTTACAGAGAGCCAGGCAGGGTCATCGGCCAGAGCCAGGCCGACATGGTCATGGACCTGCAACGGGTCGAATCCCGCGTCATGCGCGGCGTGCTCGACAGCCTGGGTCAGTCCATGTTCCCCCGCACGACCGTCGTCGTGGGCCAGGCCAATCTCGCCGACACCCGCCAGACCGCGATCGGCAGCATCATCCGCGTCGCCCAGCAGGGCGCCGTCCAGGAACTGACCAAGCCGTTCATGGGGAAAGAAGCCCTGCCGATCATGGCCGTCCTCGAAACGATCCGTGAATCGCGGACCGGCATCACGCGGGCCTCGTCGGGTCTGACCGTCGATGAACTCCAGAGCACCGCCCCGATCGCCGTCTCTCAGCAGTCCTCCGCCGCCCAGGACAGGCTCGATATGGTGGCCCGCACGCTGGCCGAGACCGGGCTGGCCCCGCTCTACAAGGGACTACTGAAGATGCTGGCGCGCCAGCAGGACCGCCCCAACGTCATTCGGATCCGCCAGCAGTGGATACCCATCGACCCGCGCGCGCTCGCCACCCAGTGGGAGACGGCGGTCAATGTCGGCGGCAAGGGCATGCCCCAGGAGCGGCTCCAGATGCTCAGCGCCATCGCCCAGAAGCAGGAGCAACTGATCCAGCAAGGCGGGCTCGCCAACCCCCTCGCCGGTCTGCCGGAGTATCGCAACACGCTCGCCCGCATGCTGGAGACGGTGAACATCGCCGATATCAGCTCCTACTTCAAAGCCCTGCCGCCCGACTTCCAACCACCTCCCACCCCTCCCCCGCCGCCCAATACCGACCTCATCCTCGCCGATGTGCAGAACAAGAAGACCAACGCCGACATCGAGAACACCCGGGCGGACCAGCAGACCAAACGCGCCTCTCTCCTCCTCGAGGACGACCGCGAGCGGGACAAATCCGCCCTCGATGCCTGGGTGAAGGCGTGGGTGGCGGGGGCGACGTCCAACATCGTCGTCCCCTCGCTCGACGAGTTCAAAGCGGCCATGAAGTCGAACGCCCCGGCGGTCGGGCTGCTGTCGGATCTCCCCCCTCCCACCAGCCCCCAGCCCCCGGCGGTCGGAGCTCCACCACCCCAACAGCAGAAGCCTCCTGGCCCCCAGGGCATGCCAATGATGCCTCCAGGGCCACCGAGGCCGCCCATGGCGCCGCCACCCGCCGCGCATCCTGTCGCCCCGCCCCCAGGCCCCATCAACCCCGAGGCCGCCAATGCCATCCGTCAGTCCCTGGCGACGGGCCGGATGCCAACGGCGTATGGACAACTGACCCAGCGGGCCTCCGCCTTCCCGCTCAACGGCCCCGGCGGCCCGCCATTGCCAGCACCCCCGGGAGGCCAATCATGACCAATAACCCAACGAGCGCCTTTCCGACCGTGCGGCGGTGGCAACGGGATGCCAGAGACGACCCGGACCAGGACACGCCGAAATGCCCGGGTTGCGGCTGCCATCTGGGCGTCCGGGAAGCGATGTACAACCCGAGCGGGACAGACGAATGGCTGTGCGACAATGCCTGCTGTCCCGGAGGCAACCCATGAACCTCGTCCTCCTCATCATCATCTTGCTTCTCCTCTTCGGAGGACTTGGCGGCGGCTACTGGGCGCACTCCAACTACGGCGGGTATTACGGCCCCGGTATCGGCATCGGGGCCATTCTCCTCGTCATCCTGTTGTTCATCCTGCTGCGCGGTTATTGACGCGATGAAACGAGAACAACCTTCCTTCGCCGTGAAGCTACCGCCCTGGACCAATGATCTCCGGGTGAAACGGTCGTGTATCGTGATCGCGCTCGCCTGGATGCGCGACGATCTTCCCGCCCTGACCAAAACCGCCGTCAGAGCCAAGGGGGCCGGTTTTTGGCGTGAAATGCCCGGTATTGGCTCGCGGACGTTCAGGGACATCGAGCGTGTTGTCGGGGGCTTCCGATGACACTCAGCGCCGAACGCCTCATCCAGTGCGAGGCGGCGAAACGCTTCATCGCCGATCCGCACTTCAATGCTCTCCTCGACCGCATCGCCGAGGACGCGACCCGGAACGCGATCTTCCTCGACGACGCCACCCAACGCGAGGCCGCCCGTCAGTTGATCCTGGCGATCAAACGGGTCTGGGAGGAACTCCAGGCCGACGCCGAGGCCCCCGAGGCTGAGGCCTCCATCAGCGCCCACGCCCAGAGCATGGAGTAACCCATGGCCTCTCTGCTTGATCTGTCCGAGCAACAGCCAAACCCCCTCGGCCAGGTGTATCAGGCGGTCACCGATCACACCGAGGAGCGGAACCGAGGCTGGCTTTCGAGTATCGCGGGCCTGCTGGGCATCGGCGGCGCGCCCGCCACGGAGACCACTCTGGCTCCGCCCATGGCGCGTTATCCCGACACCTCCGACATCGCCAATGCCCGCCAAAACGACGCCTCTTACGGCTCCGGTAACGAGGCTTACACCAGCGGCCGGGCGGCCAATCTGCTTGGCATTCCCGTCGAGGGCCTGTCCCCGGCGGTCGTGGCCGACCCTCGCTTCGGACGGCCTTCCCAGGGCACGCCCACCACGGCGGACGCCTACGAGGCGGCGCAACTCGCCATCAATCGCTCACCCGTGGCGGCTCTCGGCTATCAGCCGCGTAATACGAACCTTGATACCGAAAGCGGTCCCGATGCTTCCGTCGTCGGCTCTTATTCACCCAAAACCGACAGCATATACTCGAATGCCGCCTACCCTTCCAATCTCGTCCATGAATCAGTCCATCGCGGCCTGGAGAAGCTGCGCCGGGCCAATGTCGTGCCGCCGGAACTCTGGGCGAAACTGCCAAAAGACGAAGAATACGTCACCCGCTACATCATGGCGTCGGCGATGGGTGATCCCGAGCGCGGACGCGGGCCAGCGGCTGATTTCGAGCGCGCCCGCGCGCTCTGGTTGTTCGGTCGAAGTAAAGACGACCCTCAGGCCCGAGGGACCAACCCTTACGGCCCCGAGGAGCGGAAGGCACTCGAAGACCTGAACGCCATCGCGTCGCGCTATCTCTTATCTCTGCATCCAGGAGGACCGCGCTGATGGCCTCTCTGCTGCTCCCCGATGACCAGGACACGCCCACGCCATCATCGGGCCTGCTGGGCGCCGTGATCGACCAGGTTCCGCCTCTGCCCGCGCCCCCGGCCTATAAACCCCCGGCGATTCATTCTTATTACCCCAACAATGATTACGTGAAGCGCGGCTGGGCGCCGGAACGGTATCCGGTGGAAGCCCTGGACGCGCTCGCCCAGGCCGAGGCGCGTGCCGTGAAGACCGGGGTTTTGCCGCCCCAACTCGCGAAATACTTCATGCCGAACCAACTGGTCGAAAACCGCCCGGAAGACTTCGGCATCGTGGCCCCTCCGTCGGTCGAAGCCGGACAACCTGATCCTTACGCGGATCATGCCCGGAAGATGGGGATCGGCCTTACGACCGTTCAAACGCCGTATGGGGACATCAGGAGGTATCCTGATTATCGAATTAGTTCCTTCGACGACCCCACGAGGGTTCAGTCGTTACCCATGCAGGCCAGGATGACCGCCATGTTTCTCGCGGCGAAGCCGGGCGCGACAGCGGAGGACAAGATCAAGGCGTGGAATGGCGCGGGGCCGGGGGCGGATAATCATCTGATGAAGGTTCGCGCGATGAATGACGCGCTCACGGCGATCCCCGGAAACAAGCCTTTACTGGATGCCTATCGGGCGCTGGTAAAGAAATACTCAACGGAACAATAACCATGTCTGAATCCACATCTGCTCCGCCTCCCTCCTCTGCCCCGGCCGCCACCCCCGCTCCGGCCCCCAACGCTGCCCCAACAGCCCCCGCTTCCGACCCCGGCGTATCGCCACCGGCGAACGACAAACCGCCGATCTCCGTCTCGGAGGCGGCGCGCCTGCTGTCGCGCCAGCGGCGCGAAACAGCACCCACTCCCCCCGCCCCTCAAACACCCGAAAGGCGTCCGCCGGCGGCGGAACTGGCGAAAGCGCCTGCTCCAACACCCCAAACCGCGCCAACACCGGCCCCTTCGCCTCTCAGCGCGATGGAAAAGGCCCTCGGCGTGCCCCCGACGGCCCCGCCATCCCAGGAATCCACACCTCAGACCCCCGAAACGCCCCAAAACACCCTCGACGCCCTCGAAATCGAAGGCCGCCGCTACACGAGCGCCGAATTACGCGAGGCGGTGCTGAAATCCACCGATTACACCCGGAAAACCCAGGAACTGGCGCAACAGCGCCAACAACTGGAGGCCCAGCAGCGGGCGCTGGCCGAGGTGCTGCCGCATATCCAGCCGGAACTGATGCGCCTTCAGGAAATGGTCCAGAATCCGCCCCAACCGCCCGATCCCTCCCTGATCGAGACCAATCAGCAGCAGTATCTGCGCGAGCGCGCCCAGTATGAGCACGCCCTGGCCGAGCAGCAGCGCCTGTTCAGTCTCAATAACCTCCAGGGTCAGGCCCAGCAGCGGGCGCTGGAGCAGCAGGTCGCCGTCGCCAATGAGCAACTGGCGAAGGAACTGCCGTTCTGGGCCGACCCCCAACAGCGGCTGGAGGCGCAGCAACAGATCGTCGAATGGGCCACGTCCAAGGGTGGTTTCAGCCGGGACGAACTACGCGGTCTCTCCAGTCCGCATCATCTCAAGACCATGATGAAGGCGGCGATGTTCGATCGCTGGGTGGAGGGCGCGAAAACCTCCGCGCCACCGTCATCCTCTGTCCCCGCGCGGGGTGTGGCCCCGCCGCCCGCGCCCTCGGAGCGCGTCGCCGCCGCCACCGAGGCGTTCCATGCCCGCCCCGATATCCGCGGCGGCGCGGCCCTGATCGCGGCGCGCCGGGCGGCGATGAACGGGAACGCGCGGTGACGCGAGAAGACCTGGAGCGTGAGGCCAGCCACGTCAGGGAGGGCCTTATCATGCTTCAGTTATGCCTGGGTGATTACGACAAGATCGACGATGCCGATCGTGTGGCGCTCACCCTGGCCCATGACGGGTTGGATGCGTTGATCGCTGAAATTGAACGAATACTGGACAACCCGTAAAAACCGTCTCAATAATCCGCCGTCGCCCCGTGGAGTGCCCTTAGGCACCAACCACCCGGCGGGCCGTGCCGTCGCCAGAGGCCAGTCGCGCCGCGTGGAGTGCTCCGCACCAACCGCGCATAAGCCCGATCGAGACCAACGCGAAACCAATCCCATCATCGGTTTCACCGCGCGAGCGGCTCCCCATGGAAAGACATGCGGAGCGCCGCGCCAGCGTTGGAGACATGCGACATGGCCCTTGGATCAATGGGCGCGGCCCCGGCGAACACGTATTTAGAGCCGGCCGCGATTGGGGTGAAGGAAGATCTTCGCGACGTGATCTTCCAGATCGATCCCGACGAGACACCGCTTGTCTCGGCGATTCCCAGTGTGGAAGCGAAACAAATTTTGACCGAGTGGGTCGTCCAGGAGCTTGGGGTTGTCGCCGATAACGCCCAGCCCGAGGGTTTTACCGCTTCCATGCAGGCGGTGACGAAACCCGTCCGTATGAACAACGTGGCGCAAATCCTCGTCCGCACGGTGGGCGTGTCCAACACGCTGCGCTCGGTCGATATGGTCGGCGGCGAGGACGAATATGACAGGCAGCTGATCCTGCGCGGGATGGAAGTGAAGCGCGACCTGGAGTTCGCCATCACGTCGCCGCTGGTCCGCACCATCACCGACCCGCGCCACATGAGCGGTCTGCCTTGCTACTGCGCCAATGGCTCCAGAGGCACCGGCGCGGGCGTCATGCCGGTCGGCGATGGGTCCAACGCGGGCACGCCGGGCACCAAGCGCGACCTCACGCTGGCGATGCTCGACGCCGCCGTGCAGCAGGCGTGGCAGGCCGGCGGCAAGCCGACGCTCGGCATCATGTCGGGCAACATCAAGGCGTATTTCGCCACGCTGTCGCAAGGAGGCACGGGCAACGCCGTCGTCGCGCAGAACATCCAGAACGTCACGTCGTCGCAAGAAGTGACCATCATGGGCGCGGTCGATGTCTACCGGACGAACTTCGGAACGATCCAGTTGGCGCCTGATCGTTTCTGCCCCGCCAACCAGATCCTGCTGGTCTCCACCGACTATGTCGAACTGGCGCCGCTGCCGGGTCGTGACGTAATCGAACTGGACTTCGCCAAGACGGGCGATAACACACAGGGCGCGGTATTGTTCGAGGGATCTCTCCGTCCGACCGCGCCAAAAGCGCATGCCTGGATCGCGGACCTCAACCAGTAATGAGCGCCCTTCTCTACGAGAGCTTTGATCCTGTCACGCTCCGCCACACCGAGGTGGAGCGGGAGGACGGCGGGCTGTTGTTCGTCCACTCCCAGGATACCAAAGCGATCACCGAGAGCGCCAAAACGATCGCCGCGAACTTCGACCCCCACGTCAGACGCGATACCGTCCACGTCGCCCGCATCCCGCTGGTGGTTTGGAACCGCCTGAAGAAACTGGGGATTACCAACGACGAGAAGGCCCTGAACAACTGGCTCAATGATCCAGACAACAGCGTCTTCCGAACCGATGATCGGAGCACCCTCTGAAATGGCCAGCGGAACCTCGACCACCACACCACCCCCGGCGCCGATGCGGCGCACACCGGGGATCGGCCCCGACGCTGTTCCCAACATGAACCGCGGCAGCATCATGCCGCCCGGCAGCACGGCGGGCGTCGGCACGGTGCCGCTCGCCGGCATCGGGATGCTGCCCGGCACCGAGGACGGCATGACCGAGATCAAACCCCTCGGCCCGTTGAAACCCGTCCTGGTGGACGGTTTCGACCGCTCCC